TTGGTGTTGCCGGCGCGTAGAAGAATGTCAGTTTAATTGAGCCGTACTCAATTTCACCCGCTTCGGTTTCAGTCCCTTCGCTACATATTGTCGTAACATCTTCTTCACCAAGCGTATCACCGTCGCCTTCAATGTTTTTGATTGCGCAGAAGTTAGATGACCATTTGACGATTGCCACTTTTGCCGCCGTGAAATCGGTCGGCACGTCGTGGTTACTCCAGTCCACTTCGTCAGCCAACGTAATTTTGTCGTTTGTGACGGCTTTCACCGGGTAATGACCATCAAGGGAACCAAGACCGGTTACTTTGACAAAATCACCGACTTTCGCACCGTGGCCGGTTGCGGTAATTGTCGCATTCGGCTTTACCGTAACAGCTGTAACGGCTTTTTCTTCGTTTAAGCCGACACCTAAATAAAATTTAGTCCCTTGGAAAGGGGTTGTTTTTGTTGTCATGTTTTATTCTCCATAAGCAATTTGATAATTGATTACGCGACGATGTAGCTTTGTATCCGCTTCATAATCGCTAAAATCATTCATGCGCTCCGCAAAATCGAACGCCGCCGAAAGCGCGGTAAAAATCTGTTTGCGCAGGCTAAAAATGTCATCAGGATTTGGGCTGTAAATGTCAATCTGCACCTGATAATCATCAAGATCGCCATCTTCCAGCGCCGAATTTGGCGAGATGTTCGGGAATTGATACACAATCACCGGGAAAGCCTTGTTTGTTTCCGGAATCAGCCCATAAAAACAACGCCCCGACACCAAAGGCGACAGGGCGCTAAAAAGTTTCTTCTGGATCATGTCATTTGCCAGCCTCCGCAATTATTTCTTGTTGCAGTGTGTCAATGATGGCTTGCGCCGCCTGTTCCTTCGATTGCTGAAAGGCGGGTCGCATAAACGGTCGCGCGGGCATTTTAGATGTGCCAAATTCAAGATAACGCCAGTAAAACGGATCGCGCGGATTGTACGCACTGGATTTACCGCCCTTTTCCTTGAATTTCAGCACTTGCTTGGTCGAAAGCCCCTTTACCCAAATATAGGCATCAGTTCTGCCATTTTTGCCAACTTTCGTACGGCTTTGAATGGATTTTCTTAATGTACCTGCACGTCTGTGCGGCACGCTTTCTTTCAAGACTGGTGCGAGCGAACGCGCTTTATCACGCACAATTGCACCGCCTTTACGCATTGCTTTAACAGCAATACGGTTAGAAGTCTTTCGCCCAAGGCTTTGCATTGCTTTTTGCAACTCTTTCAAGCCATCAACGCGGACCGTTACGCTACCCATTAATCACCTCTTTACACATGAGCTGCAACGATACATTGCGCTCCTGCGTATTGAGTACCGATACAATCTCTAAAGTGCGCTTACCGAACTTAACCCGCATTGTCGGCATAATCCCGTCAAGATAACGGAGCCAAATTTGCGTAGTCACTTCCGATTGCACTTGTTGGGCCGAGAAATACTCGCGCCCGGATAGTGGACGCACATCAGCCCAAACAGTCGCAACGTTTTTCCACGTCGTCACCGCCGCGCCGTAGTCGTTTACGGTATTGACCTGCTTCTGCAATGTGATTCGATGCCGTAATTTTCCGATGTTCATATGTGTATAAACCGATAACGTTCAATGATTAGCCTTACAGTCGGCGGTAAATCAAAATTGCTCACGCCCTGCCCTTCATTCCATCCACCACGATTTTCAAACATATATGCCACCAACATTAAGATCGCTATTTTCAGATCTCCAGTGATCTCTTGAGCGTTATCAGGTGGGTCATCCGGTAGCATTTCGTAAAGTTTGCGGTTGGTGTAGTTTTCGATTGTCGCCTTGGCGGCTTCAAGGTAAACCTGAAGCAAATCGTCTTGATCGTCGCTATCAATTCGGCACTGCAATTTGATTTCATCAAGTGTGATATTCATCACGCCCCCGAAAAAGAAAAGTGCGGTCGAAATTAACCGCACCTATTGGTTATTTACCGATTAACGCTTTAATTGCTGAGGTATCTTCAAGCACGCAGTCAAAGCGGTGGAACGCTAAGAATGCGGTTTGGTCGAATTCGGCATAACGTTCAACCAAGCGTTTCAATGTCATGTACGCCACACGACGCACCACGAAGCGGTTGAAGTCACCGAAATACAAGAATTTTGCGTCTTTGGCAATGTCGGCGATGCCTTGATCGATAACGTATTGCTTACCAAGAATGGTAGATGGTGCCACGCCGGCAACATCAGGCAACCATAACGGGCGGTTTTGAGCGTCAACCATTTCTTTCAACACTTTAAAGGTGTTGTCGTTAAAGGCTAAACGGGAATTACCCACGTTACGGTAAGCCGGATCAACGGAGTGCAATAATGCGTTAATATCCAACCAGTCCACTTTACCCGCTACTTTAGCAGCGGTGGTGTCGGTAACACTTGCTGCCAACCCTTTAGGTTGTGCCGGTGTGCCTGCGCCGGTGCCTTGGATTAAATATTTTGCTTCTGCGCGTCCGATACGTTGTGCGATACGATCAGCCAAATAAGATTCGATGTTAATCGCGGAATCTTGCAATAATTCGTTAGATACGCGAATAATTTTGGATGATAATTTTTTCGCACCAAGGTTAGCGATGCCGAATGAAGTATCTGCTTCGGTTGCGGCAGTGTTTTCACCGATTAACTCACCTTCTTCGGTAGTGCCGTCGGCGGTGATCCATTCGATGGTGCGACCGTCAGAGGTTGTCAGGATTTGCGCTACTTGAGCAATGCCGCCATAGGCTTTCATTTGCTCAACAATGCGTGCCTGCATTTCTTTTGGTACGGTATAACCGCCCTTATCGTTAACGCCAACACCTTGCGCGCGCATTTCCGCCAACGCTTGGCGCTCTTCTTGGCTCAATTCGCCTAAACCGTTACGCAAAAATACGTTAAACGCTTGAGCGCGCATTTCGTCAGCGGTTTTTGTTTTCTCACCGTCATGTTTAGCGCGTTTTTCGGCTTCGGCCGCTTCTTGCTCCTTAACGAATTTTTCATCCATTGAGCGAAGTTCTTCTTCACGCGCAATTACGGCATCTACACCGTCTAATTCGGTTTTCATTTTGTTCCATTCAGTGCGTTGCTCGTCAGTCCAAGCGTTATCACCGATTTTGTCGTGTAATGTGCGCATTTGCGCAGCAATATTGCGACGTTTTTCTTGCAATTCATGTAATTTAGGCATTGTTTTTCCTCTCTAGAAACGAAAAACCGCACTTTT